ATATTTCTTTCTTGTATTTTCCCGCTTCAACAAATTGCTCCTTTCCACATGCAATCATATCACTATTCCAATAACGCCGCTGTTGCTTTGCGCACAAAACGCAAAATTTTTTCGTATAAAATACAAAAACCACTTTTAAAAAGGAATTTAAAAAAGGACGCTTGAAAGATATTTAATAACCTTTCAAACGTCCTTTCGTGGCTTAGTCTTTTTCTTTTTTCTGCTTACGATTTCCATGTTCTTCAAGAATCAAGTATTTTCCAGTCGTCTTCCGTTCATTTGGTATGTATTCCAATAGATCAGTTATCGTACAGTCTAAAGCCTCGCAGATTTTATCTATGTGGTCTACATTCAAACGAGGAACAAGCTCATGATACCATTCGTTGATAGTTGACGGACGAATCCCAGTAGCATCAGCCAAATCCTTCTGAGTCCATCTTTTCTCGCCAAGCAGTCTTGATAGATGAATTTTAACCATGATTTTATGCCCCTTTATTTAGTTTATCACGAGGCATAATTTTAAATATTGTTTTGTTAGAATATAACGTATTGCGTTATTTATACCCTAAAAAAAATGTTTAAAAGTTTTTGATGATTACTTCATCGAATGTATCAGCATTCAGTTTGTTCGTTAGATTGCTGTTCCTGCTTATTCCCTCGATGTGATAATCCTTATATAAATCACGGATAAATTCATCATCATTATAGGAAAGAATAAACTTTCCTTTAATCCCATCTAAAACGGTCTTTAAACGAATATGGTCATCATGTGAAAACCCTCCTTCATAATATTTCTCGGTGCCATGATATGGCGGATCTAAGTAAAACAATGCTCCCGGTCTGTCATACACCCGGATCAGGCTTTCAAAATCCCTGTTCTCAATGACCACATTTTTCAAACGCTCCTGCACCTCTGCCAGATATTCAATAGAATTTGTAAGGTTTTTCTTATTCGTTCCGAAGGTCTTTCTGTCAGCTCCGAAACTCACCTTTATAATGTGAAAGTATCGTGCTGCCCTCTGGATATCTGTAAGCCCTCTGGCATTCAGCTGGCTCTTATTGTCAAAGAACTGTTCCCTTGAAATTGCCAGCCAGTTAAGTTCCTTCTGCAGTTCCTCACAGTGGTATTTGATGCAGCGGTACAAATTGATAAGGTTGCTGTCTGCATCATTAAATACTTCCAGTTCTTTTCCCACTTCCTTGCCAAACAGCACCCATCCGGCTCCACCAAACACCTCAATGTATCTGTCAAAGCCTTCCTCTGGGAACCTTTCAATAATCGCCTTTCTAAGCAACCTCTTTCCACCAATCCATGCAATAAAACTGTTCATTCTTCTTCCTCCTGATTTTCAATGTTGGGGCATTCAATCAGGTAATCCGGGAGCATTTCAGCCCCCGGACAAAACTCATTCCTATTACACTTTCTCGGTATAAGAAAGGCAGATCCAGACCGGAACATATTTTCCGTTGTAAGGCTGTTCAGACTTAATACGTCCCCACAAGCCTTCCTCACCGGATTTGCTTACCTTTCCATACTTTTCCTCCACAATGGTATACGAGCCCACCGGGATGTGACCAACAGAAGCAGTGTCAATGGTTGCTCCAAGTCTCATCTTCAAATCGCTGATTTTCACACGCACCATATAAGGAGCAAACACATTTTCAGGATATACATTTACACCTGCTTCATCAAACACACTGTAACCAGGATTCTTGTCTACACAAGTCTTTGCATATTCAAGCGAATGGTACGCTCCAATCTGGCTCTTGGCATCGCTCCAGTTCTTTCTGACACGATACCAGCTTTCTGCTGTTGTCTGTTTCTGCTGATCATAAGCGGTGAGATTGTATTTTTCAATGATACTGCACACCTTGTTAACATAATCCGGAGCAGTTGCATAGCCACCGTCCTTGATGATCTGAACCGCTTTCTTGTAATCCTTCTCGCCTTTCAAACCAGCGTATCTAAGTGCTTCGCCTTTCTTTGCACCCAGCAGGTATGCGGAATGATCAGCAATAGATGCTTCGACATTCGGATATGCCCTGAATGCAGCTGTAACCGTTACATACTCTCCATTTACATATTCCTTCGTCTCCTTGGTATATTCACTCGTTCCGTCCCATGAGCTTCCAGACCAAGTGTTTCCGGATAACGAGCACTTCATTCCAAAGCAGTTATTTGCCATCTGTGCGAGCACTGATTTTCCATATCCTGATTCCAGAATAAACTGTGCTGCTGACACAGAGGCAAGGATGCCGGTGTTCTTCATATCAGCAGTACATAACTCGCCAACTCGCTTCACGATATCAGTATCTGCCATATTCGCAAACTCTACCGCCTGAATACCGGTATCCACTGTCACAGATGCACCCACAAAGGATGCCATGCATTCTGCACACGCCTTCGCCAGCTTACGAAGATTGCTATCATCCATCAGCCATTTACAAGCTTCAGTATTTGTATGGAAAGAATGTTCTGCGATAACGCCCGGAACTCCGGCTAAGAAGCTGCCATTCAGCACTCCATAGTAGTTATCGTCTTTCTTTCCATTTCCATCTCTGTCATTGTCGGATAATCTCGAATAAATCTGATATCCGTCCACGCCCATTGTGTTCTGGATAACCTTTGCAATCTGTGCTGCAAATTCTCTGGACTGATCATCAACCAAAGTTTCATTACGATCTGTAAAATGAATCGCCACTGCTCTGTTTACTGCCTCAGTACCACAGGCATTTGTGTGGTTGCTCACAAACAGATCGCATCCGGCAGCCATTTTCCCTCTGGCTGTCAGATCCGGATTCTCATTGATATTACTTCTGGTTACGAGAACCTCAATTCCCATCTGCTCCAGATATTCCTTCTCATACTGTGTCAGTTTCCAGACTGTCGCTGATTCATAATATCCAGAAACGACCCCGGCATTATATTTTTCTCCATAATGCCCTGGATCTAAACAAATACGTTTCTTTCCCATTGTGTACCTCCTAACTGTCCACTCTGCTTTCCCTTAACTTGGCTACCAGCTCATGTACTCCGGTAGAGCCGGAGGAAAGAATTAAGCCGGTAATCACCTTTGCAATAATAGGCAGCTGTGAACTGTAGCCCATCAAAGCAAAGAAATCAATGTCGAACATCAAAGCAAAAAGCGCTCCGAAAGCTACCGCCCATACCGGTGCCTTAACGATGTTCATTACCTTGTCACCCACAAGCTCCTTCACTCTGTCCACAAGGAACTGGATCAGGATTGCGAATACCACGATAATAGTTACTGCATTGCTTAAACTTGCCATTTTCTGCGTCTCCTTCCATATTTTTTTGTATTTAAAAAAGGGCTTTGAAAGCCCTTTTAAACACCTTTGCTGCATTCAAAAAGGAGCCTTGTTTCAGACTCCTCATTTACAAGAAAAACCCCGTCAACATTTTCCTGAATGTTTATCAACTATTCAATTCTTCTACAGTTATACTCACTGACATCCAACTGCTTTTCTATGTTTTCAAAAGCCTCCCTGTAATACGATTTGACCTCTTGGGAAACCTGCTTTGTGTGTTCTAATTCAGTCACGAGTTTTCTCAGCAGATCCGATTGCTGAGTAGTGATGTCACACAACAGGTCTATCACCGCCAACAGATTCATAAAGCCACCCTTTCCGGCATTTCATCGTTTATTCCGCAGCATCTTCTGCAGCTTCGATTGCTGCTCTTACATCGTCCCTGAATTTCTCCGGAATACTGTCGATTGTTCTTTTTCCAGCCTTTACTAATTTAATATACAGTTCCAACATCTTAATTACCTCCCGTCTTTGCTTCATACAGTTCCGCTACTGCGTTCATAATAATGAGCTGATTTTCTTCTGTTGCGAGCAGTTTTTCATAGAGTTCTGCCTGTGCTCCCATGCTGATCAGAATGTTCTCGTTTACTTTTTCAGTGTTCTCTTCCTGCTGGATCAGATTATAATACTCTTCTTCACTCAGGAAACGATACTCGCATGTATAGCCCACTTCTTTCTCTTCGCTGCCATCCATACTGTCTCGTTCGATACGATTGATATTTCTTCTCTGGATGTAAGTATTGGCATTTACCATTTCCAACGTTTCAGGCAGTGAGGAGCAATTCTCTGTTTTCCATCCTTGCATTTTTATTTGCCTCCTTGTCCATTTTAGATATGATGCGTTTGACCGCCCTCACGCTTATAAGTGGCTTAATATACATCAGATACCACTCATAGGTGTCAGAGTGTGTTATCCAGCCCATCAGGGAAATAAAACCCTTGCAGAGCCTTAATGGATATTTCTTCTTTTCCATCTTCTTTTTATTGAGTTTCCTTGCTATCCTCGCAATATGTATCAGCGTATGCTTTCTTATGATTACCCGATTTCGATAGAACAGCCAGCCCATTGCCGATACTTCCCTGCCGGTTCTCCTGCCATTCTTTTTAATGTACTCAAACCGGAACACCTGCCAGTCACCTTTCATTTTCAGCCTGATTTTTCCAAGCCACTGCTTAATGAATATAATCGCCATGTGCAGCTTCTTTTTATTATCATCTGCCATCGTGAAATTATCCATATACCGGATAAAGTGTGCTATTTTCAGCTTGCACTTTATCAGAAAATCCAGCTCCTGCAGGAGAAAGTTTGCCAGCCACTGTGACAAATAAAAGCCCAGTGGCAGCTTATCTGGAAACCATGTCAGGCACACATCTATCAGATACATAAATAAAGCATCTTTGATACGTTTTAACAGTTTTGGTCGGATAAACTTATACTTTGCATGGTCATAAAAATGTCGGATATCGCACTGTGCAAAATTCCGGATACCTTTCCCAGACTGAATCCATCTTTTCATCGCTTTCATTCCCCGATGTGATCCACGCTTGGGAAAAGACGAATAGCTGTGATGGTAACTGCTCCCTTGAATAATCGGCTCCAGAATTAGCACAATAACGTGCTGTATCCACAATTCAACCATTGTCGGTACATATATGACCCTTGTTTTCCCAGCTTCTTTTATAATAACCGGGTTATGCTTTGGTGGTTTAAATTCCAGTTCCGGATTTTCCACCTTCCATCCGGCTGGCTTCGTATTCTGGATAATTTTCTGTATTTTCTCAACCCATCCATCTAAATCTTCCTCCACCATTTGAATATCTTTTCTGTCACTTTTTCCACGCTTCATCCGCTTAAATGCCCGGAGGATAACACCCTTTTGGCAAGCCAGCGTGTATAAATATCTGTAACTTTTCTTTTTCTTCCAAGGAATGCCGGTCTCTTTTTCAATGTCATATTTGAACTTATGCATTTTATCTTCTATCTCCTCGCCGCTTTCGAACATTGCTCACTACTTGCAGCTCCTGACCGGAATAATTTCCACTCACCAAAACCTATAAAGGCGGATATAACAGTATTTCAACTGTCAGCGGTGTATATGACTATCGGTAACATTTTGGACTTATAGTTTCTTGATAGAATCAGGACGCCCCGTAGTTCCACCAGGCGTTAGCAGCGACATTGTTCAGTGTGCGAGCCCAGAGCCCGTCATTAGCACCGTTGTTGCAATTGCCGAACCGCAGCGAAACCGCCGGAGAGGGAGTTCCGATAGCCCCTCAAGATCTTTAAAAAATCATTCCTATATTTTATACAAAGCAGTTGGGGGAAGACCCCCAAACCCCCTATCTGCAGCTTACGCTGCAGCAGGTGCTGGAAGAAGTTTGGACGCCCCGCAGGCCCACCCGGCGTCAGCAGCGACATCGGCCAGCGTGCGAGCCCAGAGCCCGCCACTAGCACCGCCGTGGCAACCGCCGAACCGCAGCGAAACCGCCGGTATTTCTGCGTTCACCCAAGTGTGATCGCAGTATCCAGTAGCAGAACTGCATGCGATTTCATCATTTGGCACTGCACCAAAATCCTTTACCACCTGAGTTGTTGCATAATATCCGTTTTTTGCCAAATTCACTCCAGTATCCAGATATTTAGCCCCGGTTAAGTCATAGGTATAATCCGGGGACACCTTTATTCTTCCGTTAATCAGGAGCATATACGGATCTCTCTGCCACAGCATATAACTCCCCATAACGCAGCTATGGAAAATCTTATTGAAGGACTTATTATCATTAGAACCATAAAACTGTCCTCCGCCAATGACTGTATTGATTTTCGTTCCGTAATGTTGTGCTTTATCTTCAACGTAGGTAGAACACATGCCTGATCCAAAAGCAGTCTGAGAGTCGGTGCTCTTACTCAGCAGAATACAGATGTCTGCCAATGTATTCGTTAATGCACCGCCAAAGAAAAGAGCTTTGCCGGATGCTGCCTGAATTGCTGTATACTGCTCGGCAGTTCCGATTGCTTTTCCGTTTGCACTGTCTGCAGCAGAACCGGAGGCTGTTAAGCAGCTCCACTGCCCTGCAATACTTCTCATCTTTCCATTGGAATCAATGGAGCCATAGAACATCGGGATCAGCATATAATCTCTTTCTTTTCCAAGTACATTAAATCCTACCGCATGGAAATCATCATCCACTTTTCTTTCACAGAAATATACATAGCGGTCATTTCCAACCTTATATTCCTTCTTGTAGATTTTCTTGACGATTGCCATCGCATCACCGGCATAATCAATATTAGCCGCATCAGAGTTCGTTCCATCCGCTTTCTTCGTATAATCGTCCGGATCTAAGAAGTAATCAATACCTCCATCCCAATTACACATAACCGGTACATTAGCTTTCAGCCAGTCCCAGCCAGCCCATGATCCATAATTCATGGCGTGCGTGCTCATGTTCATGCTCATAGGCGTAAAGTCCTTGTTCGCACCAAGGTACTCCACTCTTGTGGACGGATTCAGGTCGGAAGCTTCATGGATAACCATTCCATAAATCGGTGCATCATCCGGTACCAGATTTCTCACCAGCTTTTCCACCTGCTCCTGCACTTCAAGCAGTGTTTCCTGCTCTGCAATAAAAACCTTTTTCGACATTTTCTACCTCGTTTCCAGCATAATATAACACTTTACGTTTTATATTTGCTTATTTTGTTAGATTATAACGTAATACGTTATTTTTACAGTTCCTCATAATATAAATGACCGTTTTCCATGCCTAATCGCATCTTCCCACCGTTCACGTCATCCTCAAAGATCTTCGCATCCCTGCGGTTGGCTTTTCCGTTGTTGAGAAGCTGGGCATATCGCTCATTAAAGTAATCTGCATGTGCCGGTGTGGTAGGCTCCAGAGCCTCCATCTGTTCGTTGTAAACCGGCTCATCCTGAATCGTTAAATTCTTCGCCATGTCCTGCCTCCCTAAAATGTATCGTTAATATAGAAAGTCATGCTGATATCCGCATCCTTTCCTTTTGCGGTAAAACGCTTAATGGTAACGATATCCCCATCCGCATCATAGAGTCCGATTTCGCTAATCGCAGCACCCGGAAGCTCACTCTCCTTTAGCTCACATTCATACTTGCACTTCGTATCGCTCAACATGGTGTAAGTATCGTATTTCTTTCTGAGCAATTCGTTCTTCAGTTCTGATTCTGCCTCCTGCGGTGCGATAACATTTCCATCTGCATCCACACCACCATCACCAAATACAAAGCCCACAATCTTAGGCAGCTGGATTTCTCCAGCTCTGGCTCTCAGCATCTTTTTCCTTCCTGCAATTGTAATAATCTGATTCTGTGTAAGGTTCTCTGTCATTTTACAATTCCTCCTCTCGCCTTATGGCATCTAATATCCTTGTTCCATTTAACTGATAGCTGCCATCCAGCAGCCACAAGTCTTTCTTTATAACAACACCTCCCGGTGTCATTTCCTCGATATTGGTATTCCCCAAGTCAATTGCCAGACCGTATGTATCTGGTTTTCTTAACACATTCAGCTCATAGCTGCCATCCATCTGCCATGTTCCATTCAATCTCCGGACATTCCAGTAAGGCGAGTCAAAGCCGATAACCACTCCGGCATCAGTAAACATCTCCTGCAGCTGTGATGTAGCAGATACACTCACATCCAATTCTACGCTCTCCAAAACCTCGACGTCTCCCATATCGTAGCTGATGCCCCATTCATCCGGTTTTCTTCCGACTCCCAGATTATAGGTGCCATCCAGCAACCATGTTCCATTTAACCTCCGGACATTCCAGTAAGGCGAATCAAAACCGATTGTCATTTCCGTTACCGAGAAGACCTCTCCAATACTTGCCGAGTAGTCCAGCAGCAGAATTATTTTATACATCAGATGAGCCGGTACCCATTTATCCAAAAACTTTCGGACATCCGGCATATCGATATGCTGCAACTCACTCACATCCAGAACAATCTCCGCAAGCAACTTCTCAGCATATCCGGTAACATCAACACCGGCTCCGGTTCTCTCTGACAGTTTATTTTCCAGCCATTCTTCATTGATCAGCTCCTCGTGGAGTAAGGATGCTCTCTGGTACATCTCATCAATGATCCGTTCTATTTCAGCCAGAATGATATCCTCGGCATTCAAGACATCATTCATCTGTCTCATATTGCGGACTCTTGCTGGAAGCATTTGGCTGTTATTCAGTGACATTGACCGTCAGCTCCTGCAGAGCAAAATACTTGTTGTATTCTGCAGTAATGGAGTCCTGAGCTCCGTTGACCTTCAGGATTCCCACTTCCTTCACACCATCCACTCCACTGATGATGTTACTGATTTTATAGTAGTTCAAAGACACTGTTCCGCTTTGGAAAGCGATCTGAGTGAAATACTCCTCGATCTTGCTCCTGATCTGCGTTTTCACGGTCTCTTCTGTGTAACCGGACATTTTCACAACGCTGCATAAAATAACAATCGGAATGCTCTCCGCAGCATCCACAACCGGATCAGCTCCAACCGGACGCATACTGTTTATGTATTCCTGGACAAATGCAATCTGTTCTTCCGTTGGTGGCTTGGCATCCACTGTAAGAATCGCAATCGACACAAGCCCGGTTCCATCCCTTGGTGTGTCCACCTTTGCATTTCCCACAATGACATTACCCTCTGCATCCGTGGCTTCCTTTGCCCATCTCACATAATGCCTCTCGTTTCCGCTGGTACCCATATCCTCCTCTTTGTCTGTCAGGGTATTCATCAGAGGAACAATCCTCATGGCATCAAGCCGGGCAAGCTCCTCAGCCACCGCCTGAAGATTATCCATTGAGAAGCTGCCTTCCATCTTGGTATCCTCATTTTTCAACGCAGCCTTCATCCTTGCCAGTATTCCTTCAGCACTAAAATCCATTACACTCTCACCTCCCTCACCGGAACCAGAATTGTGTTTGAACCATAAATGCCGGTGCAGTCAAAACTCACTGTCATCCCGGTAGAAGTATTTTCAAAAACAAAATTATCCAAACGCTTTATATATGGATTGACCATAAGAGCTTCAATGATAAAGCGTTCAATTTCCAGTTTGACAATCTCCACGTTCATGGAGTGTCCGATTACCTGATCCTGAATTTCTGAGCCAAATGCAAAGGAATATGCGGTATAATGACATCGCTCCGTGAACAGGGCTTTAAATATCCAGATGCGGAGTGCTTCATTTCCCTCCACCATGTAGGTGCGTCCTCCCTCATCCAGAAGCAGCTCGTTCTTTTCGAAGTCATAAGCATATTCCTTCAACATTGGCAGTTCGTCATTCGTCTCAGTGCTTGTGCTTGTTGAATCAATAAAAGGAAAAATACTCATGCCTTAACCGCCTTTCCTGCTATATAAAAAGAGGATCCGGTTATATGCACCACAACCGTGTCCCCTTTCTTAAGCACATACTTCTCGTGAAACTCTTTCAGGAACTCATAAGCCTCCTGCGGTTCAAAAGGTGTAATAAATGGCTTTTTGATGTCCTCGCCACTATCCGAAGCATTCAGCATCAGTGCCGGATTGATGTAAAGGTTCTTTGTGATAGTTGTATTGTGCATCTTAATTGTCAGTGGTTTTACCGACAACACATCCGCCATATAGGTACCATCCACTCCATCAGCACTATTGGAACCACCAGTTCCCTTTCTGATTGCCTCGACCATTTCCACAATATTTCTGTTTGTCGACACCTTTCCACCTCCTGCCTTTATGTAGTCTCTTCAATCTCCCTTTCATCCATAAGGTTCTCAAAGGCAAGTGTCAGATCCATCTGAGCCTTACCGCACGAAAAGGTATGTGTGTCACTTTCAATGTAAAACTGTCCATAAAGCCCGGTGTCAGTTTCCTGCACAATGATTGAGTATCCTGATACCGCACGGAAATCATTTGGAACTCCGGACACGGTTGCCGAGGACTCCACTGTTACCAGCATCTTCTTGGCTTGTGTTGTAGCATCCTCTCCATCATTCTGTTTTAGCACTCTCTGCACCAAACCATACTTCTGGATCGAGGCTGCATCCTCCACCGTCTTTATGACATTGTTGTTTTTATCTGTTATTAAAACCCTATTAACGAGCTTTTGAAGGGTGCTTTTATAGGTTGCTTCAATCAGGTTGTAATCCCCGGTCATAACCGCCCCACAAAGCGTCCCCTTCTCCAAAACACTCACTTTGTTAATATTGGTCATCAGCGGAATATACTTGCTGCCATTCTGCTTTGCTGCAGCTGTGTATGCCATCATAATGGCTTCATAGGCTTTCTTGCCAAAGCATGGCATAGAAGATATATTCACTCCCGTTGCAGCCATCGTTCCGCTTTCAATTCCGAGTTCTGTGCAGATCCCCGGAACAATCGTTTCCGGAGTTCCTTCAAATATTTTGTTGACATCTGAATTATTGATATAGAACATTAAATCGTATGCCAGATAAGTTTCCACCTTGGAACTGGCACTCTTGTCAATGTCAAAAATAATGCCTCCAAAGACATCCTTCCCACTGTCATCCTGCATGATGATTTCTGCACCCTCGTCAATGACAACCGTGGGAAAGTCTTTGTCCTTCTTATTCTTCGCAATTGTGAATTGAATGGTACGTGCGACCTGCTTTGTGTCACCAGACCACTTGATCTGCTCGATCAGTTCGCTGATATCTTTTCCTACAGTCAGTAATTTCATCTCAACACCACCTATGCCGGAATTGTGTACACATCGCCCGGATAAATCCAGTGTCCATTATCAGAACTGGACTTTCCATGCTTTTTAGCACTTGCCTCAATTGTTCCATTGTTTGCATTATAAATTATAGGATATGAACTTCCATTTCCGTATTTCTGTTTTGATATCCCCCAGAGTGTATCTCCTCCAACCACTGTATAAGATCCACCTGCAGCTGCAGGTGCAGGTCTCGACAAAAGACCATTATTCCGTACTTTCGTTGTAATCTGAACAGATGGAACATTCAATGTCCGGTACTCGGAAAATGAAATGGTATAGTAAATATCCCCATCACCTTCCCTCATAGAGTAGGTAAAATCATCAATCAGCATTGCGAGGTTGATTTTCATATCGCTTATGATTACCCTGACCACTGCTTTTGTGGTTTTCCATTCCTGAAGCATCGCTACATATTTGTCAGGCTTCTTTTTCGCATTCTTATAAAATGGAGACTTCTCCGAAGGGAAGAAGCTCGACAGCTTTGTGTACTTAAGCCCTCGCTCTCCCTTCAGATTGGCTTCTCCTATGTTTAGAAGGGTTATCGCCTGATTCAACTGTTTTTCTGTGAATTCCACAGAAGGAGGATTGATTGGCAGCTCGATAACTTCTTTCCTGTTGTTTACGCTTAATTCAATTACTCTGGTTTTCATCAGACCACCTCCTAACCCATGTTTACAACTACTTCCACGACTTTCTTTGCAACCTTGTCGGCAATTTCATCAATATCCGCATCCTCACGGACAATGATCTCATCTGCCAGTTTTGCAATGGCAACCGTCACGCTGCCAATAAATCCTTTTGCAGTCCCTTTAGTCTTTCCGGAACCCGGAACTTCAAGACCGCTTTCTTTCCCCTTGATTCTGTCCACCAGCTGCTTCAGGTTCTCATCAATGCTTGTCAGTATCATCATGATCGGAGTCAGATCCTGACCGCCACCGGATAAAACTGTATTCTGCATGATGTTGGCAGTGCTGTCTTTTACAACTCCACTGCCCTGCTTCGTCAGGGAAACACTCTCTTTGTGTGGAAGAATTCTGGAACCTCTTGGCAAATCAACAAGCTCGGCACCTTTCTCGCCAACCCATGTCAAACCGCCCTTCCAGTTATTATCTCCTTCAGCGTTTTCTCCAACAGTTCCGGAATCTCCTCCAGAACCGGTTATCGCATCTGCTACAGAACCAAACCATCCTGCAATCTTTCCGATAACGCTGCCGATTCCTTCCACCAGTGGCTTTACGATTCCCCACACGGTTTCGATAATTGACTGGATGCCAGGGAATACCTTTTGAACCACGCCAAACAAAATCTCAAATACGCTGATTACAATGTCAATTACTGGAGAAATTACTCCCCAAGCTGTGCTGATGATGTCCCCAATCAATGGAGCCACCGTTCCGATGACTTCCTGAATAAAGCCCATCCTCTCACTGACAAATGAAATGACACTGCCAACCTTTTCTCCGATTTCAGAGAAAATCGTACTGAATACCGGAGCCAGTGCAGAAACCACCGTTCCGATACCTTGTACTAGACCGGCAATGACCGGAGCTGCCTGACCGATGATGTTTCCTATCGTGGAAACCACCGTTTGGATTACTGGGAGAATTACCGGTAGCATCGTCTGTACAGTGGAAATAATGCTTGTTAGAGCCGGTACGCACGCACCGACTACCTGCTGGATGGTAGTAGTCATACCACTACCAAACGAGACAAGCTGCGGAATCAGCGGTGCAAACCCGGCAGCCAGAGACCCCAGCGTGGAAACCACACTCTTAATTCCTGAAATAAATTCCGGTACAGCTGTAATGGCAGCATTGAATCCGTTTTCGATTACCGGAGCCATTGAAGGGAACATTTCCTTAAGCCCGTCCTTCAATCCGACCACTATATCTCTTCCAAGCGTCTTGATTTTCGGTACCGCTTTTTTAACCCCAGTTTTAACCACGCTTGGCAGTGATGAGAATACACGTCCAATCATCGGAACTGCATTATCGAATAAGAATGTCGACGCACTATCCACCAACTGTTCCATCGATCCGGTTACATCCCCGCCAATCGCCATATTTCCAAGAAGGTTCTTTGCTGCTGCCTTCATCGCTGAGAACGAACCACTAAAGGTCTGTCCGGCTTCTTTTGCGGTTGTTCCGGTTACTCCGAGTTCATTCTGAATCACATGAATAGCACTGTAAACATCAGACAAGTTGCCGATATCATACTTAACACCTGATATCTTGCTGGCATCCTGAAGCAGTCTCTGCATTTCTTCCTGCGTACCGCCATATCCCAACTTAAGATTATCCAGCATCGTGTAATTCTGCTTTGCAAATCCCTGATACGCATTCTGGATAGACTCCATGTCGGTACCAAATTTATTTGCGTTGTCTGCCATGTCAATCATAGCCATATCAGCAACTTCTGCAGCCTTAGCGGTATCACCACCCAAGCTGCTCAAAAGTGATGCAGAAAAACTTGTGACCTGTGACATATACTCATTGGCAGATAGACCGGCTGTCTTAAACGCTGCATCCGCATTGGCTTTAACAACACTGGCATTCTCCTTGAACAATGTTTCCACGCCACCAATGCTCTGCTCCAGTGCAGCTCCTTCCGTTACAGCACCGCCGACCACCGCTGTTGCTACAATCGTTACCGGAATAGCCACGGTTGCTGCCAAGGTCTTAAGTTTGCCACTGATAGAAGATATTCCACTTGCTGTGGCATCCTTCAGCTTTACTATCGGAGAAAAAATCTTCCCCCCTAATGCTTTCAGCTTCCCAGTTATCTTTGTGGCTTTGGAAGTGATTGCATCTTTCAATTTAATAACGGGTGTGGTTACTTTTTTCGCCACCCCCGTTAATGCATTTTTTATTGATTTTACTTTTGATGTGGCAGAATCCTTTATCTTAATGACCGGAGTTGCCACCTTTTTTCCAACCGTCTTAATTCCATTGCTGACTTTTGTTATTGTCGCACTGGCTGCATCCTTCGCCTTAATGACTGGGGATATTACTGTTTTTCCTAACTGCTTTACCTTTCCGGTTAGTCCATCCGTCTTTCTTGTTGCCGATTCGGTATTGATCTTAGCAGTGTAAGTTTTATCCCAAGCACGCTGCAGCTCTTTCCTCGTTTCAGCTGCATCTTTCCGGAGGGCGGTCTGTTCTTGTCGGATGCTCTTTAGCACAGAACTGGCATTATCCCGGATGGAAATACTGCCTACAACACTCATTTAGCCACCTCCACCTCCCGAAAACAGCTGCTCACGTTCTTCAATGCTCTTTAACATCGATGCATAATAGAAACATTTTTCTTCCACCCCAAGCTGGAGCAGATACTCCAGCTTGAAGCCTTTTTGAATATAATAATGCAGGAAATAACACTCACCGTCTTGGTCTATGAGTTTTTTTGTTCTTCAACAACCGTCACTTTTTTACTTCCGATCACACCGGACAATTTCATAATTTCCGTAGCAATGGATGTAATCTCACTCATCTCGAAAATATCAACCACTTCCGGATAGGTCTTAATCTCGCCCTGATCCTTTAATTCCATTGCGACCGCCTTTAAATCAGGCTCAACAACTGCCAGATAAATACAATACTTATCAGATGCGTTCGGATCTTGCTTATCGTCAATCTCCGTGCATTCCACAATTTCCGGATAGTTCAAGTTCCGGATCTTGATGTTCTGGTCAATGCTCGGAACATATAAAGTCTCGTACTTTGTAACCTTCTTATCCTTTAATCTCTGAACAGCCTTCGCTGTAAAGGCTTTGAAAATATCATCTTTATTTTTTTCCATAGCAACCTCCTACGCAACAGCATCTAAGTTCTGCAGATCAGAAGGTGTGAATCCGATAGAAACTTCTTCCTCGATAATTCCACCCTTCTCCCAGTTCACAACCGGAATCTCATTGTGCCATACATTATCACAAGCCCAGCGTTCGATCTGACCTCCAACAGCATCAGGATCTGCCAGCTTCGCAATAACCTCTGCACGGACATCCATGCCCTTTTTCCAGTTCTCCAAGATTTCCTTTGCTCTGGTATATACCTTTTTCACGGTATAAGAACCTTCGCCCTTCAGACCGGTAATCTTGCTGTCCACATCAATTCCCAGCTGCACATCCTCACGGTTAGCAGTTACTTTCATTTCAATTTTGGAGAATTCAAAAATCTTCTCTCCGTTGATCCAGAGTTCTCCCCATGTTCCGGAGAGAGTCTTATTACCTCTGATAACTTCCATATCCGTTTACCTCCTACATATTGACATTCATTTTCAGATCTTCCATTGCGTTTACAAACTTTACATTGCTAGCGATAAATACCTTTGTTCCGGTGTTAGCTTTAGCAACTGCAATATCATCCATCTCGGAAGTATCCATTCCTCTGCTCTCCAGATAAGTACGCTGTGCATCGATATCAATCGCCACCACATTATCATAGGATTTATCCAGCACATTGCCGAGTAGCCCTTTGTGGTAAGCACCAATGGCAGCCACGAACATCTGCTTTCCATCGTAGTCATTGATGATCTTGCCGACATAGCTTTCCTCATAGGTTTCCCTGATGTCATCCATGTATAAGTCCATTCCTTCTACAATCTTGATAAAACGGACATCCTCTGTCTTTTCTGTCGTGAAACTGACAAGGCTGTTCACGCCTCGCCCAATCTTGTACTTCCTTCCATCAAAGACAATGACCATCTCACCAGCATTGATACGATCATCCGGATCGTCCGGAGTTTCTGCTTCAGAAATATCGTCCAATACATAATATGTGCTGCTTCTTGCAAGGGAAAGCCCTGCAAGTACCCCGGCAATTCTCGCACAATACTCAGCTGCAGTATGCTTTGCGCCGGTAATGGTCGTGGAGATATTCTCTGTTGTGAGATTGATGATTCCTTCATGATCTCCCTTACAGTGTGCCAGAACCGCCTTGAAGGTCTTTCTCTCATCATCACGGTACTGCTTGATCCACGCTGAGATTGTTGTTGTATCAGTAGAACCAAGACCGGGAATGGTAAGGTAGTTCCATTTCAGATCTTTCAGCTTCTTAAGTTCAGCATTGTACCCTTCTGCATTTTCTGCTCTGCGGATTGTAATGACAGTAGACGGAGCTCCAGCGAACACCAGCTTCAAATAGTTGTAGTTCTGCTCTGTCCAGTTCTGAAAATCAACCTCATCCACCTTCTTGTAAATATTCAAGTCTTTTCCACCTTCGGTACCGTCCGTGAGAATCATGGCAACGATACCCCTTGCACTTCTTTCAATGGCAGACACTGCTTTTCCACTGAAAATCATGCTAAAACTCGGTAATCCTAAACTCATTTAAATCACACTCCTTTTCTAATAGCCACTTCCAGCTCTCCCATCGGTTCAAACTCATTCGTCTGCTCCCGTGCCTGACGGAAGTTTATGGTAAAACTGTAATGCAGCACATGGTCTGATACTTTCATATTGGCATCATTGATGGTTATGTTCCTGTCTCCAAAACTGAACACCGGTCGGACAACCGCATCAATCTCTGCCCCTTTAATCAAATAGGCGGTATTGCTCTCGCTTTTCTCGTGGTAAGCAATATCAACCAACACTCCCATATCCGTAAAAAATCTGTCGACTGTCTCGTTCCCATTCGGGATGATATCTACGAAGTAATAGGTTTCTGGTTCATCAAGCCCATGCTTTTCTTCCGTGCCTTTTATTTCCTCGTAAAAGACATCGGTATCCGGATCAATCCCTTTCAGCAATGCTGTGATTGCATTTTTTATCTGAATAATCGGATGTTCCATAGTCCACCTCCTAAAGTTCATGAGTATTCAGGAAGTCATTCATCCACTCCCGGAGATAACCGGGAAGGTGTTTCTGCACTTCCTGAAGGGAAAGCTCCATCATGTGGGCTCCTTTTACAAAGCCCTTTCCACCTCTTGTCTGGTGTCCATATTCCACCGGCTCGACATACTCCACGTTGTTATAGACCTCGATGTAATATTCATTGCCTCGCTTTTCTATACTCCCAACGTGCCACTCATTCCGCAAGTGTCCAGTCTTAACCGGAGTGTTATCCTTGACCTTTCCCTGAAGCTGAACCGCCAAATCAATAACCATCTCCCGGAACTCAGCCGGGTACTGGCTCTCTATGGCTTGTGAGAGTCGTTTCTCCCATTCTTCCAGCCCCTCCAGCTTATACTCAGTATTAAACAGTTTCCTTGTCCAACTTGACCGGGATATTATTATGAGACTTCATGCACTCAGGAAAACCTGCAACCGCTTCAATTTTCTTTCCAAAGTGCGTGATCACAAGGAAATCATTGGTCTGGATATCAACTTCCGGACGGGTAAACAGACAAAAAGTTGTTTCCGTCTTCGCAGTAGATTTCGATTGCTGCAGCTTTCCACCTGTATGTGTAGACAATGCGCATTCCACATCTTCATACACAACTTTTCCATCCAGACCGCTTTTAAAAACGCTTTCTCCACCCGGAAGGGTATCTTTGAAAGCTCTGTAAACGGTCACGGTATCTTCGTATGTTGTTGCAAGGATATCAGCTTCTGTCATTTTGCTAAATCCTTCGGCAGATTTATTTTTTTAAAACGGTTAAGGGATTTTTCATAGTTCTTCATAAAATCAACAGTGGCTTTCTGATTACCACTTCCGTCACGATAAGAAATGGCGGTATCACCACGATTGATACTCGCCACTTCCTTCTCGCCGGTCTTTACCAGATCAGCCTTCAACATATCTTCAGCAATCTGTGCTGCAGTGCTGAGAAGCCGCTCCGGCAGATCTTCACGGTTGCAATAAATCAGGATCTTATCCACTGCCCTTTTGACATACCTTCTGGCTGACCGTTCTTCCGTTTCTGACATCTTCATGCTGTCCATCACTTCCGCTACTAACCAGTCCTCCTGCTCCTTTGTCATGGCAGTTCCTCCTTATTTTTTCTCTGCAGCCTTATTTTTCTTCAAAGCAGCCTCCAGCTGTTCCTTCGTGCCAGAAAGTTCAGCTTCCAGAGTAGCGATCTTTTTATCAGCTTCTTCTGCGTATTTAGAAGCCTCCTCCAGCTTTTCTTTCGTTGAAGTCAGCTCCTTTTCCAATTCTCCCCTTCTAGCATCCGACGCTTCAATGACTTTTCCTGCTTTTAAAAGCTGCTCTTTCAATTCATTGATCACAGCTTCATATGCGGCATTACTTTCTGTTTTATTCGCAACTGTTCCATCTGTTCTGACAAACCCCTTGGCTTCCAGAGCCTTGGCTTTGTCCTCGGAATCAACACGCTTCACTACATTCGCTCTCTTTAATTCGATCTCGCTCATGGTCTACTCCTTTCCCCCCTGGGCTAATTCTTCTTTCACATTAACAAAGCACTGTTCCACCTTACGAGCAGGAATCCAGATATCGTGGAACTTACGATAATCCATCGCCCATGCTCTTGCCTTCTGGTTGGTTTCCGGATCAAAAATTCTCATTTTATCCGTCTTGGACACTGCAATAGGTGCCTTTCTCGGAGTGATGATCCAGTTGATGCTCTTGCTGTTTTCAGTAGGAGCAAAACCACCAGCTTCCTGACCGGAAGTCACGCCATCCTTGAAAAGGTACTCCGTCTTCATTCTGTCGGAGCTTACCGGGATTAAAGGATGGATACCATCCAAGCTGCGAACCTTAAGAGTTACATCTCCCTGCTTGAAATCGGTTATATCCAGCTTCTTTGAGAGCTTTTCGGACATGCTTAAGATTGCTGCTACCATGGAATCAATGGTGATAACCAGTGGTGTGTTCTGTCCAACGATCGCCTGAACAGCTGCAATATCATAGTAAAGTTTCTGAAGAATGGTTGCTTCATCAGCGGTATAGCCTCCGGATGCCTTGCCCTTCTTGATACACGCTGCAGCGATGGTACTGTAACGATATGCATCAATCTCAGGAACAACCTTGGTTCTCTGGAACTCGCCCATAACAGTGGATGCAGTCAATACAAAATTTGTCTCATCCACATCGTTCTCATCAAAACTGAAAGAGCGTCCTCTGTCCTGAGTCATCTTCTTGGTTTCATACTGGAAATTCACGCTGCCCTGCACAAATCCATTGGTGCGATCATAATCAGCCATTCCGTCCATATCGAGACTCGGAATCTTGACCTCCGCACCACCGGTGTACTTAACCAACTTCTCATTTACTTCCATCCAACCGGAAGTAGCCTGCTCCACTGCAGCCTTGTCTAACTCGCTCTGAATAATTGTTGCGGTTTCAATGGTATTCATTTACTTTCTCCTCCTTATAATCCTCTGACATTTCTTGCGATCTGGTCTCTTAACAGATTTTCAGCAGAAGCTGCTCCGCCGAGTCCTTCCGGTGTCTTACCCTTCAGCCGGGACTGGATTGCCACTGCCAGACTGTCCTTAAAAACCTTTGTGGTATTCTTCAGGGTTTCTTCCATGCGCTCCTTGCTGGAATAGTCAAGCACATCTGCAAGACCAACCGGGAATCCATCCGTTTCCAGAGATTTAGTCGCACTCTCTCTCAGCTCTTTCTGCAAGAGCTGGCTTCTCAAACTGGCAATCTCGGAGTCTTTTTTCTCCTGCTCCTCTTTTGCCTTTTCCTCCGGAGTGAGTTTTTTGACACGCTCTGCCTCCGCAGCTTCATCTAACCACTGCTGTTTCGCAGCTTCGATGGCAGCATCTACATCTGCCTGAGTGAAGGATTTCTCCTCTTCAGCTTTTTCCGCTGCAGGATCTCCATCCTTTTTTTCAGGTTCAGCCCCTTCAGCTTTCTTTCCACCGCCAAAAAGTCCATCAATAAACTTCTGGAGGGTACTTACTTTCTCCGGTGTACTTTCCGCTGTCTGCTGTCCCTGCGTTTCTGTTGCAGTGTTCTGAACTTCCTGCTCAGTACCCTGCATGGTGGTTGTTCCATCCATCTTTTTTACCTCCTGGTCTAAATTTTGTATAACAAAAGCACCATTTAAAATGCTTTTAAACGATGCTTGAGTCCATATTTTTTGCAATTAAATAAGCACCCGGCTGGGTGCTTATTTGCTCTTGTGTTCGCAATATTTTTTATTATAATTTCCGGTACCTGGAAAAGACTGTTTTAGCTTCTCCTTTGGTATTCCCTCCGGATGTTTCTCGCATTTTCCGAATCCGTAATGATATTTACACGAATTACACTCGCTATTAACTGGTTTCGGTGCATCACTCCACCGTTTATCTGAATATGGATTGCTCATTATATTTCCTCCATGTAAATCACGTTATTAACCACCTTGGATATGTAGAACATCGAATCTCTTTCAAACAAAATCTCTTTTTCCTGAGAGTTAAATTTCCGTATATCTCGCCCGGTCTTTGATGTAATAACATACTGAATCGGGAAACTGTCATCATATACCTCAGTGGAACTTGAAAGAAATTCAGGAAAACTAATTTCCATACCGGGCTTATGCCCCACAATAAACTCCTGCACATCTGGTATTCCAAAATCAGAAACAGAGCGATATAACACTCCCTGATAGGTCGGCATCTTCTGAAGAGCTGAATCCAGATTGCTAATCTGTTTCTTTTCTTCCTTCGTCAGTTTGACGCCCCTTCTCAGCTTGTCATTCCACGTGTATGCCTCGCTGCTTATATAGCTATTTATTGCGTGCTGTTCATTCTCTGATAGTTTTATTATAGGTTCCGGAGCTGGAGTGTCAACATATTTCTTCTTCCACTCCTCAAACTTCGGATTGCTCTCCAGTGGATTCACTCCTTCCCGGTCTTTAAATAAATCAATCTTTGCTTTTGCCTTGATTGTGCATTTACAATTCGGATGAATCGGTGGTAGATTAAGCCCCGGCTCTGCCTCATCCAGCGGAAAAGATTGTCCATTTAATTCCATACATATTTCGCAACCACCTCCAAGAAAAGTATACTCTTGAATTCCCATTTCCCTATAAGAAGCAAGTTCTCCCTGATTAGAGAAATAGCTGCTCTCCGTCCGGACAAGCCTTTCTGCAGCATAGCGTCCCTTGCCCATGACATCATTGATTTCCTTTGCCATCTTCTGTACGCTGGAGCCATTCATAAATCCCATCGTCAGCTCTCTCTTGGCGAGAGTGGCAAGTTTATCAGTATTTTCCCACAGTGCTTGCGAGTAATTCTTTCCAGACCACGGATGCTTCAGTATCCTTTGGAGCATCTTCACATCTACCTTGGAAACATTGAATCCAACACCAAGGATGCTCTGCACATCATAACAGCCCCGGTAATAATTGGTCTTGAACATATCACCCAGCAGATCTGTTATCTTCGTTTCCGTATCCCTCGACAGTGTTATCATTGTCTGGTAAACGGTAGCAAGCATCTGCTCCTTCCTGCTGATCCGCGACTTCATTGCCAGCGTGTTCAGTTCCAGAAGTGTCTTGGAATCCCCTTCAGCTTCCTTCAGGTATTCTTCAATCCCCTTTTTCCATCGGGAATATTCACTTCCGGTCAGCAGCTTGGAAGCCTCTGCATTCGTCAGACCATTCTCCGTGGCATATTTTTGAAACATAGAATTGATTTCCGTTTCAAGCGTCCATGCTGCTTCATCAAAGAGAAACATTATCTCTTTTACGGATTGGTCTGTAATCTCTGCATTATTGAGAACCCTCTGCTTGGCTCGCTCAATCCACTCGTTACGTTCCTTCTGGCTCATCCGTTACCGCCTCCGTTCTGTCAGCTGCACCCTGAAAAGCCTTGGTAAAATTCTTATATACTCCGAAGTCTTCCTGCTCCTTGTTCTTTTCTTCCTCCAGTTTTCTCAGCTCATCCTGAACATTTTCAACACCTGGCATCAGCTGCAGTCTGGTCTCCCTTGAAAGGTCATTTGCCAGCATCGTGACAATCTGTGCTGTTTCCATATCATTCTGAGGACGGTTCCTGCGGAATTTTGGAACAATGTCTCTGTAATCATAATTGTGCCCCATGATGTTCAAGATATTTGTGATCAGCTCAATCCTGCGCTGCAGTCCTTTCTTGAACTTCCGTTCCTTAATCGAACATATCTGCTCCAGGCCCCATAATTTATAGGATATAGCCACTCCGGATAGGTTTCCTCCAAAAGACTCATCACACATATGTGGCACATTGGCTCCAGTGTGAATATCCTCACGGAGCCGGTTCTTATAATTTTCCAGTGCAGTATCATCAATCGTCTTCAGGAGCCAGTCCACATCTCCTCCATCCTCCAGAATGATAGCTCCTTTTTCCTTCATGTCAGCAATGTCCTGACTGCTGACATATCCAAGTTTTAAAACCTTTAAAATGGCATCATCATTATACTGGAAATAGTTTGCAGTGTTACTCTGCACCTTGTTATAGGCATCAATCTCCGTAATGACACCCTCAAAATCTCCAAGCCTTTCCTCGTTGTTGATGTATTCCACAAACGGAACGTCCTGCCAGTAATGTTCCTCAACTGCTATCATGTTCAGGTATCCATTATTCAATGACTGGAATCGCATCACAAGACTGGAATTCCAGAACTCCACCTTCCTGATTACGTTGTCATCCTTATCCTTTGAAATAATGGTTCGGATAAATGCCATCGGAGTGGAAAATCCACTGTCCGTCTCGCAAATCATAATTCCGTTAGCAGCCGGAACCCTCGCAAGCCTTATCTTGGCATCCTCATCCAGATAGAGCATTTCAAAGCAGCTTCCGCAAATGCTGCACTGCTTCGCCAGCTCCATGTTGTGATCCTGCTCATCGTTGTAATCAAAAATATCCTGCACTGTCTGCAGGTATTCATCATTCTGGGAGTCATAGACAATCGGCTCACCCACGAAGTAACCGGTGGCGGTATCCGTGATGTATTTTGCCATATTATTGACCAGACGGTTGTTCGGAGCTGTGCTGTCCTTCTTGTTTTCTCCAAGGATTCTATGATTGCCAACATAGTAATCATGCAGCATTCCGTATTTTACATCCGTGCTGTTCTCATCGATGATCTCACGGATATCTTTTTCTGTCAGGCTTTCAATGGAAGCCCTGTCCATATAAATAACCGGCATGACCGTTACCTCCTATAATCCTAATTTCCCTTTATCCAGCACCCGGAACCGTTTCATCTTCTTGGCAATCGTTCTGCATCCTTCCAGAGCATCCACACCATCATCGTGCGCTCCCATCGGGAAGTGTTCCATCTGCTCCAGCAGTCTCTTGTGCCTTTTATTGAACTTGATGTAATGGTTCTTTACATCCGGCTGCATCGTCTGTATACGCATTGTCTTATCGCTGGTCTGCGGTACCTCCTCGATCGGAAGGTATAACCCAGCTTTTGCAGATGCCTTTGCCAATTCTTCCTTCAGGAACCACTGGAACTGCACCGTCTCAGCTCCGAACTTCTTATAGCCCCTGCCATAATCCCTGCGGAGCATCTTCTCCTTCTCCAGAATGTCACCGATAATTTTATCCGGATGTCTGCGTTCGATATCCGCATCCATGACATACATATACCCGGATACTTTGTGCTTCGCCAGCGTGATGATGGCGGAAAAGTCGCTGTGCTTGGTCTTTCCAAGTGACGGATCGACAAAGCCAAAGAAAAGGAAGTCCCGGTTCTTGAAGTCGATTTCTGCTTCATTATAGAATTCAAACCATTCAGGATTGAAAATACAGTCTTCCGGATTGATAGGCTCGTTCTGTTCCTCGGAGTTGAAGGATGCCTCGCCTTCTGTCAACCTCATAACCATCAGATCATAATAAGACAGTTTCTCCTCCCACAGAACCTCCGTGCCTTCCAACATCTTCTCCCGGTGCCTTTCAAAAAACTCTCTCGCATCGGCTTCGTGGTTCTCGTTTGAAAGGTCTGTGTAAATCTCCTCCCATTCCTTCCATAGATCCTCTTCGTTGGAAAAAGAAATGACCGCCTTGTATTTAATGGCTTTATATCCCGGATTGTTCAGGGTTTTCGCCAGAAGGCTGTCATAATGCAATAATGTTCCAATATAGATAATGTCCGTGTAATCATCACCGGCTTTTGAAACAGCTTTTAAAAACCAGCTTTCAAGTTTCTTTCGCTGCTCCGGTGTCCGGACGTTCTCGTCATTTTCAATATCATCCAGAACCAGAAGGTCTGGTCTCCAGTTTCTGTGTTTTCTGCCTCGGATCTTCTTTCCCGATCCGATTGCCTCAACTTTGATGTTGGTGCTTGTGATCAGTACGTTGCTTCTCCAGACTTTTCCGACCAGGCTCCCGAAGTCCTCCTTCAGAGCTTCGTTCTCCTCAAACTCTACCCTGATGTTATCGAGAAATCCCTCAGCCTGCTCTGAGCTGTCGGATATGATAATCGGATAATGCTTGTATTCATAAACTATGGCATGAATGCTGCCTTTAAAAGTAAGGCTCGTGGACTTTGCGTGTCCACGTGGAGCTGCGACCACTCGTTTGGTTCCATTCATCCGGCTGATCTTCTTTACCTTTGCCGGTGTGGTCGGATATTCCCCTTTCAAAACTCCTTGCTGCCATATATTATCCAGTTCCCGGTGAAATTCAGGGGATGGTCTGGAAAAATAATGTGGAAAGTATGCCCTGCCGAAAAATTCCATATCAATGGCTCCCAGCCTCTGGCGTATGCCTCCTTTTCCGGTAAGCGGTGCTCCGGATTCATAATCTTTCAAAATCTGCACACGTTCCGAAGAACTGTCCTTTTTTAAAAAGATGTTTAAAAGGCTTTTTAAATCGCTTGTAACAGCCTCGGTATCATCATAGAAGCTCTTGCTCTCAGCCTCTGCCATCGCTCCGATCAGAACACCTATGCTTTCTTTTTTTCCTGCTCGCACACCCACCACCTGCCTTTCCGTAAAATTTTAAGGCTCATATTTGCCCCATATTTGCATTTTTGTGTTTCAGCGATAATTTCCCCCACTTTCATCATTCAAACGATTTTAAATGGGTTTAGCGTGTTTTTAAACGGTGTTTTTACACCATTCAAAAAAGAGAACTGCCAGAACAAGCCCGATGGGTAGGCTTCGCCACCCAACCAGTGTACTTTTTCTGCTCAGTTCCCTTTCTCTATGTCCGCCAGCTTCCGGCATCGGGACGAATCAACCGTATGCCATCAGGTGGCTTCTTTCAAAACCGCTTGTGCTGCACCCTCTGCCCCATCCCTGCCAGCCCCGGCAAGGCTTAGTTCCTCTTCTTCCTCCAGCCGGATGCTCAACTGGACTTCCTTTTTCTCATTACAGATCGTAATCTCAAAGGTTGCTTTCCTGCTCCGCTTATCATACTTGATGATGCGGTTTTCAAATTTTTCAAGAACTCCTTTCACAGTCTCATAATTTCCATCGCCCAGAGCCCTGACCACTGTAGGCTCAATCGGCTGGTTGTTCTCCCCGGTCAGCAGCATGATCCACTCTGCCTCCAGATAGGAAAGTCTTGATGGATTCCTGCTGTCTCCAAGAAACTGGATCACTCCCGGAATCCCCTTAACCTTGTAATAGTTATCCGCATTGTAATTCATGTTCAGGAATACATATCCAGCAAACAGGATGTATTCTCTCTGTGACCATGAACCTCCGGAGCGTATCAGACGATTTTCTTTCGGGACAAGAGCCCGGATGCCCTGCTCTTTCAATTTCCCGGCAATATCATCTTCCTTGCCGGTCATAACTTGAATCACATACCACATCACCTTTTATCCCTCCAGTCCTTCGTTTTTCTTCTTGTTCAGGTATGCACTCACCTGACGGTAGAGTTCCGGATTTTCCTTCGCCATAGCCTCAAATACAAGGCTCTTGACTGCCTCCAGTCCGGCTTCGTAATTATCACGATTCTGTACTTCAATCCGCTTCTTATAAGCAGCTGCCCGGATGAGACCATTGGTCTCCTTGATCAGCTTCTCAATCGGCACTTCCTTCATCTGCTCCTCATCCACGTTGGTAAGGGCATTCATGACATGATGGCTTGCCAGACGGATGAGAGCTTCCGAAGTATCCAGATCGGGATACCGGTTCATTTCATCCATCAGCATGGAGAAATTGCTCTGTGCCACCGTTATCATCTCCACAGTGGCAAGATACTTCTTTGCGTAAGTACAGATCGCCATTTGCGACATTTCTTCGCCGTTTTCTTTCAGAAATGTAACAATTTCTTTATATGTGCAGCCGGTCAGGAGCATCTGCTCCACAGTGTCCTTCAGCTCTGGCGGTAATCTGTCCACCTTACCGGTGCTACGTCTTCTCTCCTTCTGCTCCATCGTTAATCGCCAAGATCAACCATATTATCAGATATTCCACCGCCAAGGAGCCGGATGCCTTTTCCAGTGACTTTGGCTTCCAGTGTCTGATAATCACAGTCCGCAAGGGATGCATCTTCACGTGTTTTAATATCCCTCAGATAGATATAGCCCTCTTCTGCAAGGAAATTAACGCTGTCTACAAATTCCTGCTTTTCAATGCCTTCGTAGCTGACCGCCTTCTCCACACTCCGGAGGGCATTGTATTTTTCCCGGAGCAGGTTTATTGTCGACAGCACCCTGCCATTGTTCATTGTAAAGTTGCCAGCCCGAAGCTGCCTTTTTTCTGTTTCTCTGCTCATCTCTTCGACCTCCTACTTCTTCAGCATAAGTTCCAGCATCTGATCCAACTTTCTGTCCATCTTGTTCATTTCCCGTATAAAATCATCCTTCGTCAGATACTCTGCTTTGATCTGTTTGATATCAGCCCGGCATTCGTCAAAATCTTTTTCATGCACGTTCTTGGGTGTATAGTCTTCACGAATCTGCCGGATGTCTTTTTTTAATTCCTCGGTGCTTTCTTTCAGATCTGTCTTAGTAACCCTCTCACTGTCTATCCTTCTGATCTCCTCTCCATGCTTGTCAACCTGACTCATGGTGCGTTTCAGAAAATATGTAATCACTCCAATTCCCAATGTGATTGCTGTAGTTATAATCCATTCGCTCATCCTCTCACCTCGCATAAAAAAAGATACACCTGCGTGTCTAACACAAGTGTATCTCCTAAATCATAAATATTAAAATAAAGCACTTAAGAAAATATATTCATTCTAAGAAGTCCGTAAGATTCATCTGACCATCTATCGGTCTGGCTTTTATCTCTTTTGCTTTGTCTAAAACTATATTGCGAATCCACGTTTCTGTCAATCCATATTTCAGAGCCAGTTCTTTGTAATTGCTTCCGTCAAACTCCTCTTTAATCAGTTCGTCACGAACTGTTTTTTCCAGACTTTCAATTTTCGGAATGTAAATGGAAGTGCCATTAAAAGCCCTCACGAGGCTCTTGAAAGCCTCCAGTCCAATCAGTTCCGCAAGCACTTTCTGCTCCTCGTCCAGATTTTCCATTTGCACCATTTCCAACAAATCCACTATGCCTCGCCTCTCTTTCTGGCACTTGCCACATATCTCTTTAAAATCTCAATCAGGTTATTTCCCTGTTCAAAAGTAATCCATGCAAATGGGTTCCTGGCAACGGCATCCGCACCAAACTCTTTTTTAATTACCGCACAAAGCCTGTCCCCCAGCTGCACATCGTTTGGCACCTCATCACATTTTTTCAGTTCATACATGAGAAACCAGATTTTTTTCTGCTGACCGGATGTAACTCCTCCTGGTCTGGTCTCATGCTCCTTAGGCTTGCTGTTCCGTGGCTTTGGAGAGACAGTTTTCCCCTGCAGCTCTTCCAGACGTGCAATCACTGCACAAGCCTCCTGATATGTAAGGCTCTTGATGGAGTCTTTCCCTGTCACTCCGCCTACCAGCGCATGGAGTTCGTCCTCGCTTCCGGAAGCCTTGATACCAAGTGCATTGCCGATAGCATATATTTTTCTGATCTGGAATTGCTCTATTGTTCTCATCTGCCTCTCCCTTCCGGTTATTTCCCTTTTTCAGCTTCCACAGTTACCTTGATTCCTTCATCCACAATAACGGCTGCCCGGATAATTTCAATAGCCTCCTGCGGTGTTCCTTTCCATTCTGCTGCTTTCAATATCTGCAATATCCATTCCCAGTTAATAATCTCAGCAGTGAGATATGCCCAGTCACTTGCTTCCTGCTCCGGAAGCCCAGCCAGCTTTATCAAGGTTTCTGTATCTTTTTCATACTTTCCTTTCAGCTTTTTTTTGAGTGTCCGCTGAATCTTCTCGTCTGCTGTTATTGCCTTGATGGTTTCATCCAGACTTCCTTCAGTGTAATTGCCAAGAAATATCATTGCAAACAGCCTCTTGCATGGATCTGTCATTTTGTAGGACGTATCCTCCTTCACAAATTCCTCAAATACATCACCCAGCAGCTTCTTAACCATTGTCATGGAAACCGGCTTCACAGTCTCACTGTTTCCGACCACCACCTTGGAATTATTGCTGCCCCAGTAATCAATAGTCTTCTTTTTGGTATCCTTCAGGTCATCTGTTGCAATTTTCTCGAACCATGCTTTGATCTCGTCAATCTCTGCTTTGATTACGCTCTGCTGGTTGGTCAGTTCCACCAATCGGTCAGCGTTTGCTTTGATTTCTGCCATATCATTCATCACTCAAACACCTCCGCAATCTTCCCAGCGCAGCTCCTGCAGATTTCAACTCCGCAGACCGTCTGTACATCATCTACCGTTCCGCAGTGGAAGCAGGTCGGCACGTGCTTGGAGATATGAATTCCCTCCTCGTCCGTTCTGATGTCAACCGGAACCCCCGGAAGAATACCGGTTTCCTGACGGATACCTCTCGGAAGAGTAATACCTCCACTTTTGGTCACTTTTTTTGTCGCATCCATCTTGTTTCCTCCTTTTTGATTTTTACTGATACAACCAGCTTATCCAGCTGATTCATGTGTACCATGTTTCCTTCGGAGAAAAGCACATAGAAGGCTCCATGAGCGTAATGGTATCCCATCACTGTCCGATATTCAGTTGTGAATTCATCCGCAAAGCCGACTTCGGCTCCAACCGGGTACCGTAGGATCGTCCACACAATCCTTGCTATCATGCTCTCCTCCTCTCCCACTCTGCATTTCATGGGCTTGTGACCATCACCTTACGGTGGCTGCATTAGGAGGGGCTTTTCGCCCCTTATGTAATTTTCCTGCCGTAGCGGTGTCCTTTGTCCGTTTTCTCAATCTTACAGATCAGTGTAAACACAGCCTCAATCTTCTCTTCCTCTGACAGCTTGTCACTGTCTAACTCGTAGATAAATAACATCCTGCCATTGTCCCTGATATAGACCGTCTGCTCTATATGACAGAGCATCTGTGGTGCCGTGTAGATTTCTCCGAACCAGCGGATATTTCCTGCCGGACTGATTGTCCTCGGCTCAAAGTACATTTCTTCTCTTAAAACCATGCTGCACCTCCTTACTTTGGCTTCGTGTATCGGTACGTGGTACCGTCTTTTCTGGTTGCAATCATAATCTTGGCTTTACCTTCCCGGATCAGGTTGGCACACAACCTTGCCTCTTCCCATCCTTTCCGAATTTCCTCCGGAACCTTAACATCTGATTTCTCGCTCATTTCTTCGCCTTTCTGATAGTCTTTGTTTTTCCACTCCTCCTCTGCAGGGCAATTCTGCTGACAATGACCATCTCCTCTGGAGTGTCCTTAACGATCAGCCACTTTTCAGAATCCAGCCCGGTATCCTGCAGAAACTTCTTTTGTGCCAGTGTCGGCTTCTTTCCATTCTTCACTTATCCACCTCCGCAATCTTTACCACTACACCATGCCTTTCACTCTCTGTAACCTTAAACCGGAATCCATTATCTTCTGCCTCTTCCTTCTTTCCAGCAAGGTACATTCCAGCTCGTAGCAATGCTGCATAATCTGTCAGTGTGGTGTAATTCCTCACCGTAATCTTTCCCGGCACCTCATCACCTCCCGACCTCAACTGTGTGTTGCATTGAAATTTTCCATCGCCCATCGGTTTCCGGTGGATTGTACCAACCTTCTTGTGCGTTCTGCCGGATCAATTCTCTTTCTGTCATTCATCCCCGGTATACTCTCAATAGCTTCTCTCATACCGCAATCCGGGCAGATATCCGTTTTATTATCCACCCTCGACAATGCCGGACGTCCAGTGTATGGTTTCCGGCACTTAGGACATACCACCATGCCTGAATCCTCCTTTTATTCAGTTTTGCCTCACTCTGCATTTCATGGGCTTGTGACCATCACCATTCAGTGGCTGCATTAAGGCTGGGGCATAAGCCCCGGCACATTGTTATCTATCCGGAAACGTGAATTTGCATTCGCATACCGGATGCCTAATGATCAGCGTTTTCTTTTTCAATCCCTCACGGTACCCTTTCATGTATGAGTAATAGTTACTCCTCTGGATACGCTGATTCCATCCTATTAACCATCCTGATATTGCAGATACTGCAACAATCAGCAGTACCAGTACCACCCCGGCTATTCCAGTATGCAAGCCGAATACAATCATAAACATAAGTGCCATCAAGATTGCACCAGCAGCTACACCGACCAAAATTGCGGTACTTCTTTCTTTAGGGTTCTTCATTTTGCATTTACCTCCGTTTTCTCTTACTTCTTGTCCTTTTTATTCCCGATATATGCCAGTACAATCAGCGTCAGGCATATCACAGTCACGATATAACACTTTTCCATGTCCTGCCCTCCTATATGAAGCGGATTCCCATTGTATTTGCCATTTTTTCCAGCCCCTCAAAGGAAATATCCTCGTTGTTGACTGCGTTATTGAACACACTCACCATTCCACGAATTCCCCATTTGCTGTGGCTGATGCTCAGAAGGTAGTCAATCTCTTTCTGCATTCCCTTCTCTTCCAACACCGGGAAGAATTTGACAACGTCTTCTCTCTGGATATCCGATGTGCGGTACCTTCCATGGAGCTTCGTGCGGTTGAACTGCTGGGCGAAAATTGCTTCCTGCTTTCCGAGCATCTTATTGTAGACTTCCACATTTCCGATGAGTACGATTCCAATACCCGGCTTTCCGGTAAATATATCTTCATCTACCCACCCTCTGATTTCTTCCAGAGTGAGGAATTTAAGATTCTGTGCTTCATCGATAATGATAACCTTATCAGTCTCTCTGAGCTTCTCCTGAATGGATACCGATAAATCCTCGGTGCGCTGGTTTTCAGGGAGTTTTAATGTCTTTGCAATCATCTTTAAAAGGCTTCTTGTTGAGCCGGTACTCGGTGTTGCTTTCACATAAACTGTTGTTGAAGGATTGTCCTGCAGGAACTTGGCTGCTGCTTTCGTCTTTCCGATCCCGGCATCCCCATCAATAACTACAATTCCCTTCTCCAGCTGGCAGTACCGGATCAGCTTGTACGCTTCCTCGGAAATGGTTGTCGGTATGTACCCGGCTGAAGTCTTGGTTCTGAAAGGTTCCGCTTTCTGCGCATTCTGTGTTTTCTCTTCCTGAATCTGAAAGAACTCCTTCAGCTTATTTTCCACCGCCTCAATATCTCCCTTATCGTACATACTTCTGCGGTACTGGCTGAGTGCTGCCTGACTGATTCCAAGAATCGGGGCTGCCTTTGCCTGACTCAAATTTTCGTCCTTCAGGAACTTCTCTAATCTCTCCTGAAGCTTTGTGTTGTACTGTTTACTCATCATTTACCTCCTCGCCTTATGGCTGCATTTCTATTCATTACATCAAGGTCTGCACCGCCAACCACTTTCTTGAATACTGGTTCTTCGTCTGCCCTCTGAACCTCAAGCAGGGATGGATTCGGTTTGCCCTGATAGTTCGCTTTGTTTCGCTCGGCTTGCTTAAGCACAAGCTCCATTGCAGTAATCTTGTCCACATCTGCCAGAATAGCGTTTTCCTTGTATTCCCTTGCGATACGCTCCAGCCTTCTGGTCTTCGCCATCGCTGCCTTGACATCATCCTTGCTGGCATTGTAGGAAAGAACTGCGGTATTGTCTGCAGGTACCGACATAATGTAACGGTCTTCCAGATCGTAAATTCTGACCTCGCTTAAATTCTCCGGATCATAACGGAAGTAAACTTTTTTTCCGAGCATCAGATGTACAAAATCATCATTCCAAAAGTCGATGCGTCCACCTCCAATATCCAAGTGAACTCCTCGCCTTGTAACCTGCTGCGGTCTAGTGCTTCTCATCAGCATGAGGTTAAGCTCCTCAGCCGATGCCACACGTTTCCGCTTCAGATGCTCGTTGAAAACATCCGTCTTGCATTTTCCCTTGTCGGCTTCCACAGCTCCGTTGTAGGCTTCCATGTTGAAATACCACTCCAGAACCGCTGTCACATACTCCTCAAATTCCTCATCCGTATAAATCTGCTCTTTCTTCAGTACGAATTTCAATCGCTCCGGCTTCTCCACCACACTTCCTCCGGTGTAGGTATTAAAAAGCCTTGAAAGGTCATTTTTAACATCCTCAAACCGTCTCTCGATGATTTTTGCCTTCGCATTCCGGACAATCGCATTTGTCATGTTAATGCCAAGTCTCTTGAATACTCCCGGTGGCTCAAATTTCTCCTCGCCATCCTTTGGTTTCTTCTTACGGTGTCCCAAGCCTCCGATATCGAAGGTCAGGAACTCTCGACCATTATCCACGTAGATGTTATCCGGTATGCCATATTTGAGGATTCCCTTCCGCAGTGCTATCAGTGTAGCCTCGGAGCAGGGATTGTATGTAATATGGAATCCGGTAAAAATACCGCTTCGTGCATCCAGAAATGCTGTCAAATAAGGTCTGTGGATGTTTCCATTCTTGTCCTTTACCATGACATCAAAGGTATGGTTATCAGCAATCCACCACTCATTGCTTTCGATATCCTCATAAATTCTGCGGATAAACGGAGCGCAGCGGTCATTGTAGGCTTTATGTCCCTCACGTCCCAGCACCTTGACACCTTCCGGCACCTCGTTGTTGAGTCTGCGGTAAAAAGCGGAATAGCTTGGAATGTCGGTGTATAAATCCGGTCTTTTTTCCTGAGCCCACATCTTGGTGTAGTCCAGGCACTTCTGGATCGGATGCTGGCTCTCATCAAGGTAGAAATACAGAAACGCCTGCCATATCGTATCATCAATGCTGCTGGTTCCCTTTTTCCATTTACCCCTCTTGTCAATGAGACCGTCTAAATCATTTTCTTTAACCGCTTTCCACTTCCGGTACAGGATATCAACAGAAATCTCTTTGTCCGGATATTCCAGTCCACATAAAGTAACAAATTTCTTATCAACATCTGCTTTGCAGGTAACTCCCGGCTTCATCCGGTACTGCTGCCACTGCTCCACAAGGCTGATCCAAAAATCAATCTCCTGCCTTTCGCTTTCTGAGAAATGGTCTACCGCCTTTTTATCCGTTACCGGCTCCGGAGTGCTTATCTCCTCCGGTGGGTTCTCCAGATTCATCTGATACCATTTCTGCTGTAGTTCCTCGTCCAGAGCCTCCAGCGGTACCAGATAGGTCTTTCTGTTTTTATCATTCAGGATTTCCTGCGCCTGAAGTTTACCTTCTTTAATTATCCTTTGAACATACTGATAACTGCATCCTTTGACCTCTGCCACCTGCTTTGCGGTAAGCATCTGTCCCATCACATCACCACCTTACAGCCTGTCATCATCAGATGCAGGAGGCTATCCCTGCATGACCGGCTTCCGCCGGTTTCGACTGTTCGCTTTTCAATTTCTCTGGTATAATCTCCGTAGGAAGGAGGTGTTTACCATGACTGATATTGAAGCATTGAAGGAATCCGTTTCAGAAAAACTCTATGCCCAAGAACCCCTTGCTCAGGCTATATTGTCATATCTGAACAATTCAGACCCTGCTGCCCATCAAGCAATACTAAATCGCTTTGATGAAATCGTATCTGCACGTATTGATTGCCTCATTCAAGAAGCCCTCGAAAACGAAGCAAATACTGAAAAATGCAGGAAGTGATTTATTTTCGGAATATATGGAGTGGAGTTCCTGCTTCCGTGTACACCCTAATGAACCAAGGTGTACACTCCGCAATTACTGTTTTTCCAAGATTGAGATGTACAAAATCTGCATCCCAGTACTCCACTCCATCAATTCTGATTCCTCTGCGAGTTACTCGCTGCCTTGAAAACGCTGTTTCCATTTGAAAGAGCTTCACACGCTTCACTCTCATCAGCCAATCGCTCTCATCCTCGGTGCATAATCCGTAATACTCATCCGTTCTGGTAAAGTGATATTCCACTCCGTAAAAGTGTTTGATCGCCATCCGGTACACTTCCCACTGTGCCTGACACCATGCCAGCGTTCTCAGTACTTCCTTATCCTCTCTATTTCTGCTCAGTGCATCATCCCATGCGGTAATTGTGCTTTCCAGTTCCCCTCCGAACTCCGTTTTCAAAAACTGCTCTTTATTCATTTTCATACGCTCCTCCTTAAATGGCTTTTAAAAACTCTTTAAAATCATCCACATCTCCATCCAGTTCCTCAATAATAGGAATGATGTATTTGTTTCCGGACTGCTTTCCGTGTGTTGCTTCGCTAATTCTTGCGTGTGGGATGCCCATCTGCCTTGCCAGCTCGTTCTGGGAGATCTCTTTCTCCACCAACCGTATTTTTACCCACCGTCTGAATTCAGCGAGATTACTTATTCTGTTATTTTTCAACTTCCACTCGCCCTCCTTTAGCGTTATCCGTTATATTCTTCTGTACCAGTGTTACAAAATAACCTATTCAGTTATCGTTTTTCGTGATATAATGGCTTTTGTATTATTGGTACATTTTGATTATAGTGCGATATTTTCGCATTGTCAATATAATATTGCGAAATATACGCATTATTTTCAAGGAGGTTATTATGCCTGATTTGTATGGGAGAATATTGGAGCAAACAGAGCGTTTAGGTATTACTGGTAAAGAATTAGGAGAATTACTTGGCTTGAAAAAAAGCCCTTTAACAGACTGGAAAAATCACAAGTCTAATCCTACGTTGGAGCAGCTTGCTAAAATGTGCGAAATTTTCGCAATCTCTTCTGACTACCTACTATTCGGAGTCGCTAACATTTTATCACCGGATCATCAAGAACTTATTGACACTTATGACAAGTTAGATCGCCGAGGGCAGCATCGTGTCCACACTATCATCTATGAAGAAATAGATCGGATGAATGGTACACCGGAAGCGTCTGCTTCCAGAAGCGTCATATAAAAAGAAATGGAAATGTATTATATATTGACCCTTCCTCTTTTGCGTGATATATTTTAATTGCATTTACCACTGTGCTTTAAGGCATAATAAAAAGAGCAGTTTCGGACGTTCTGCCACGCTCCCGATTCTGCTCTTTTTGGGTTGGTATTATGGTTGGTATTCAATCTCCTTTTAAAATCTTATTCAATATGGCTCTTTGAACGTACCTTTTAAAACCTTTTTGAAAGGCTAAAAATCCAACAAAATCAATACTTTCAAGCACTTTCTCAAACTACTTTTAAACGGTTTTTGAACGATTTAAAACCCATACTTTTTACCAATATCATCTCTGACATTTACGCCTTTTAAACTCCTCTTTCTCTTTTCAAGTTGGCATTTACAAATTCCGTATTTTTTAAAGGCATTTCCTACCTTTTAAGCCTAAAAAAGCCCCATTTCATGGGATTTCTCGCCATGTAAGGGACTTTAAGGGTTTTTAAGGGTTCTCAGGTTGGTATTACCCTTGATTTATACGGAAACTCACACCTGTATAATCTTCCAGCATATAAATAATATCTGCATCAATCGTGCGCCCTGTATGCTTACCGTCTTTAAATTCCAGCATTTTAAGGCTGTCGCCCTGTTTATAGCCTCTGTCATTTTTCCGCAGCTCAAAGCTCTTTTTCCCGCTTACTACGTCCTCGTAATAAGATGCCACTATTTTTACCTCGTGCTGCTTATGTTCTGTATTTCCCTCGCTTGGCAGATGCTCCATTTTTTCTGTGTCTGCCCGTTCCTGCAATTTCTTCTTTGTCTGGCGGTCTATAGCGTCCTGCTCTTCACTGTACCGCTGTTCGTCCGTCTTTTCAGCCTCTGCCTTGTTTATGTACTGGTCGCATTTCTGGCACGTTCCCGTTTTTACGTTGCAGTCCTTGTATTTCTGGCAGGAATAGCACAAAGACGTTATGCTTTCTGGGTGCGGTGTTTCGTAATCGTCCCCCGCCTTTTTCTCTGCTACCTTTTCCGCTATTTCCTTTGCCCTCACATTTTCGCCCGCTGCTGCTTTTTCCGCTATTTCTTTCTGCTCGTCCTCGTCCAGCTTGGCTGCCTCGTATGCAGCAGTGATACCTAAATTGCCCTCTTTCAGCTGCTCTTTAATCTCCGGCGTTGCGT